AACAAGCCTGCTCGTTGGCATAAGACTGTTTCCATGAACGTAACGGTAAGTGGCGATCGTCAGCCCGTACTGCTTCGTAAGTATGAGTACCTTCGCAATTACTGGCCAGATTCAACCGCCACTGATGTGCCTTTGTACTACTGCGATTACGATTACTCCAACTGGTTAATAGCGCCAACGCCAAATGCTAACTACGCGTTTGAGGTTTTGTACTATGAACGAGTACAACCTCTGGATTCATCGAATCAAACTAATTGGTTTACTATATACGCTCCTCAGGCGTTACTGTACGGGTCACTGATGCAAGCGATGCCATTCCTGAAGAACGACGAGCGCATGCCAATGTGGCAGCAAAACTATGAGTTAATCATGCAAACATTGATGGCTGAAGATAAGCTTCGCATTGCAGATCGTCAAGCCATAGCGGTGGATTCATGAGCTATGTAAGTCCATTTACTGGTGATGTAATTCAGCCAACGGATGTTAGTTTTCGTGCTGTTACATTATCTGCAAATACTCAACTAAACTGGCCTTCCAATAGCACGACAAACGCTGACTATGCTGCACGTATCATGCAAGTCACTGCCACTGCAGGTAGTCTTAACTTGTATATGCCACCGGCGGATCAGACATCGGTAGGCAACGACGCTCTAATTCGCAACATTGGCGCCAATACATTCACAGTTAAAGACTACGCGGGAACAGGAACCATTGTCTCAGTGGCTGCCGGAGAATCCAAGTATATCTATATAACAACTAATTCAACCAGCCAAGGCACTTGGGGCGTTATTGCCTTTGGCGTTGGCACATCCAGCGCGGATGCTGCAACATTGGCAGGTTATGGATTAGTTGCAAGCGGCGCAACGCTAAATCAAAGTCATCCCTCAGCTGCAATCACATCGACTTCTACGTTTGCAGCTACAGACAGAGCTCAGACCAGAGTGTGGAGCGGCGGTGCAGGCACTGCAATACTTCCTGCAGCTGCAACGTTAGGCAATAACTGGTTTACGCTGTTTAAGAACAATGGCACAGGCTCATTCATTATTTCTTGTACAGGCGCCGAGCTGATTGACGGTGCTTCTACCAAGACGTTTAACCCAACTGAGTCGGCATTTATTGTTTGCACTGGCACTGCGTATGTCACCGTTGGCTACGGCGTAAGCAGTCAGTTTGCGTTTACTGCATTGACAAAGAACGTGACTGGCGGGGCTGTTACGCTGACCAACAATGAGGCGGCAAACAATATTCAAGAGTATGTTGGCAATTTAACCAGCAACTCAGTAGTTACATTTCCTGCTGTGGTTAACTTGTATGTGATCTCAAATCAGGTGACAGACAATGGGTTTACATTCACCGTAACTACGGGTTTAGGTTTTACTGCCACAATTCCGCCGGGTCAGCAAGCTACATTAATTTGCGATGGCACTAACTTCCTCAACGCCAACACCACGCAAGCTGGTGCGTCATCACTTAGCTTGGTAGATGGCACGGTAGGCACGCCATCGCTTAACTTTGCAGCAGAAACAAGCACAGGTATTTACCGCCCCGGCGCAGGTGAGCTTGGCATTTCAGTGCTAGGCACCAAGCGTGTTGGCGTTACTGCAACTGGCGTATCTGTGACTGGGTCAGGTACGTTTACCACCGGCATTGCTGGAGGTACATTCACATGACCAAGAAAGTTTTTGCCCTTGATACAAAGCCCGGAATTCAACGGGATGGCACAACTTTTGATGCTGACGCATACACTGACGGCAGCTGGGTACGGTTTCAACGCGGTCGTCCTCGTAAGATGGGTGGCTATAGAGAGATTGTGGATGACTTGGCAGGTCCAAGTCGTGGTATTTACTTGAACCCGCAACAAAACTTTAATAACGTGTTTAACGGCTATTCTGGCGGACTGCAGGTTTTGCCTATTAGCAATACAGGTGTAGGCTCGGGTATTACTGACATTACGCTAACGGGATTTACTGCCAACGCCAATAACCTTTGGCAGTTTGATACTTTTTATGACGGCACCGGTTCAGGCAATAATTTACTGCTTGCGCACCCTGGGCAAAACCTTACGCTGATTGACAATAATGTTAACACGCCCGTGCTTGGTGGTTTAATTACAGGCACGAGCTTAAGCCAAATTGGCATATTTACAGCAGTTGCTGCCACTATTACTAGTGGTTCAGCTTCCATTACAATGGCTGCTACTAATACGCAGATTGGCGCAGGCCAAGTGGTGACAGGCACAGGTATTCCTTCAGCGGCAACTGTTGTGTCCATTGCAGGTACTGCACTGGTAATTTCTGCGCCTGCAACGGCTACAGGCTCCAGCATTACACTAACTTTTGATAATCAAATCTCAGTATCTGGTGGAGTGGTTACACTTCACCCTTATGTGTTTGTTTATGGCAATGACGGGCTAATTAGCAACTGCTCAGCTGGAAATGTGAATGATTGGGTATCTGCTGATGCCAACGAGGTCTCAGTGGCCACAGGCAAGATTGTCCAAGGATTACCTGTACGTGGTGGATCAAATGCACCATCGGGCCTCTTTTGGAGCTTGGATTCTTTAATTCGAGTGTCTTATATTGGCGGTGCAGGGTCACCTCCACAGTTTTGGCGTTATGACTTAATCTCAAGCCAGTCATCTATTCTTTCAAGCCAGTCAGTGATTGAGTATGACGGTGTGTATTACTGGTGTGGCGTTGACCGATTCTTGCTTTACAATGGTGTTGTAAAAGAGATCCCTAATTCATTTAACCAGAATTACTTCTTTGACAACTTAAACTACGCACAGCGTGAAAAAGTTTGGGTAACCAAGGTTCCTCGTTTTGGCGAGATCTGGTGGTTTTACCCATCAGACACTGCTACTGAGTGTAACAACGCTGTCATTTATAACGTACGTGAAAATGTATGGTATGACGCAGGTTTTGCATTAGGCGCTCAGCGTTCTGCCGGTTACTTTTCTCAAGTCTTTCCTTTCCCAATTAGTTCTGACTGGAATGTGAATGCTACAGGCGGTATTTTGACTGCCACCATTACAAGTGGCGGATCAGCGTATACCAATGGTACATACACCAACCAAGCGCTGACTGGCGGTGCTGGTACATTGGCTACAGCAAATATTACTGTTGCCGGCGGCATTGTAACTTCTGTGGTGATCAATGGCCATGGTAAGAACTATGCAATTGGCAATACACTGTCTGCGTCAATTGCAGGCGGTGCAGGCTTTATCTTAACAGTTAACACGCTGATGAGTTTTGTGTCTTTGTTTCAAAATGAGATTGGCACAGATAAAGTTGTAGGCGCGCTGTCTGTTGCCATTGAGTCCTACTTTGAAACTAGTGATTTAGGTCTGGTTGCAGGCGGCCCGTCGCAGCCTAGCCCTGTTGGTGAGAATAGATGGTTAAGACTAGAGCGTGTAGAGCCTGACTTCATACAAGAAGGTGACATGGATTTGTATGTCACAGGTCGACCATTTGCGCAAACTGCTGATGTAACCTCAGCGGCTTACACCTTTAGCTCTAGCACCGGCAAGATTGATATGCGTGAACAGCGTCGTGAATTACGATTGAAATTTGTATCTAATGTGGCCGGCGGGGATTACCAAGTAGGTAAGATCTTGTTAGACGCTGATGTTGGAGATTCAAGACCTTATGGCTAATTTACTTAACGTTGCTCAGGTCTATGACCCTAGGTATCACACCTTTGAGTCATGGGCTTGCCTTATGGTTGAGTTATACTCAGCGCAGCAGCTATCAATTCCTGATGCTAATACTAATTGGCAAGAGTGGGGCGCAGGATTAAAATCCATTGACGTGTTCACTAATGAGGGTATTCCCGGGCCGTATCAATATGATGACTGGCAAGAATGGGCTGAGCAGCTTGTCAACGCAGTTAACCCAGCAACGAGCTAATTATGGCAGTCACAAATCAACAAATTGTAGATTTTCTTCTTGCCAACCCCGGCATGAGTGATGCTGACATTGTGTCAAACATGGCTACGTACGGGGTTTCACCGGCACAAATGGCAGCAGCTACTGGCGCGTCTGAAGGTGAAATCTTATCTCGTGTTGCAGCAACAGTTTCTTATGGCTCAACAGTTACGCTAGGCGACACCATTGTTGCGCCTGAATATCGCGTTATTGGCTCTGGAGAAGATCAGCAAATTGGCGAAATTGAGCGTGTTTATGCGTCTAAGACTACCGGCGACCCTAACTATAGAGCCCCTGTTGGATCAACGTATCAACAATATAGCGCTGATGGCACTTTTGAAAGAACAGGTGTTACGCAAGACGTAGACACGTCACTTAAGGGTTTACTTAAAGACCTTGCATCAGACCCTATTACTGGGTTGGCTATAGCTTATTTCCTTCCTGTTGTAGGTGCGCAAATTGGGGCAACACTTGGCGTATCGGCTGCAACTGGGACAGCTATTGCACAAGCAACTTTGCAAGTAGCGCAAGGTGTCCCCTTAAATCAAATTGTAGAAAATACGATTAAGTCTCAATTAACAGGCGCGATTTCATCGGTTGCAAATAGCACAGTGACCAGTGCATTGTCTGGCGTTGTTGATGATCCGTTTTTGCAAAAAGTCATTAATAACGCAGCAACGGCAGTAACTAATGCTGCAGTAACAGGCAATACAGATAACATAGGCACTACGCTTCTTGGCTCTGTTGTAGGCACGACAGTTACTGCGCAAACAGGCGATGCGGCATTAGGCGCTGCCGCTGCTACGCTGACAACAACAGGAAGTGTTACGGCTGCGGCTTCAACATTTGCAAGTGTTACAGGCTCAAGTACTGCAGCTGCAAATAAAGCAATTACTGCATTACAAAATTCTGATGTGGTTACTGCCGGATCTACTGCAGTAACTAATCTTACTAATACGCTTACCTCTACCGACACAACAGGCGCGCTTAGTACAGTTGGCACAGGCACAACAGATACTACAGGCTCAACAGTTACAGACACAACAGGCACTGGCGCAACAGTTACAGGTACGCCTAGCGGCTTGCAATTAGCAAGTGTTAACAATAACGTAGTATCTGATGCTGGAAACGGCGTAACACTAACGGGTGTTGATGCTAATACGCAAGCAACCCTTAATGCTATTTTC